CTAATCCTAAAGATTTTGATATTGCGGTTATTAAATTATATGTTTGTTGTCCTGGCTCAACATCAATTCTTGCAGTTTTCCAAGATAATGTTCCTCCAGAATCTGCTTCAGTGCCATATGCTTTTGAAAGCTTAGTTATATATCCAAATGAATTTCCAACTAATGCGCCGGTAAAACTTTCATCTGTTAAAAATGCAGATTCTGTTTTTATACCTAAAGTGTTAACTAAATTATTAACAATATTAACTTGATTAACTTGATTTGAATACTCAACAATTGCTGCTTCAAATGCCGTATAAAAATTAATATCTTGCAATTCTACATCCATGATTGGATATCCCAATGTTTGGGCAGCTAATTTGGCAAATTTGTCAGCATGTTGTTGAAACACAGCATCATTATCAAAAAATCCAAAAGGAGTATCACCGGGCTGAAATGAACTAGACCCGGGCCATATTGGTTTTTGAACGCTGTAATCCATTATGCTCCTTTTTTATATAAATATCAATACGTTTCATTTAGAAGTTTTAAAATTTCATTTAATGATTCGTGACGATGATTATCTAATAATATAATTTCATTTACATATTGTGATTTTGTCAATTTAGGTACTTCGTGCACTGCTGAATCATTTGCAAACTTTAAATCTATTTGATATCTATCACCCGTAAGTATCATGATACTATCTTTACCCAATCTAGAAACAACCATTTGAAGTTGTTGTTTAGTTAAGTTTTGAAATTCGTCTACGATACAAACTGCATGATCAAATGTACGCCCTCGGAAGTGTGCTAATGAAACTAATTCAATATTTTCTTCTTTTTCCATTTTGTCTAATATTTCTGGTTTATTATAAACCTTACGCATATTGCTACGCAATGGAACTAACCATGGATCCATTTTTTCTGCTAATGAACCAGGAAGAAATCCATTATCTTCATTTGATACGGTAGGACGTGTTATGATAATTTTATTAATTTGTCGTTTAAAAAACATATCTAATGCAACTTGAACTGCTAACAATGTTTTACCAGATCCAGCTTTGCCTAATATAAAATTAAATGGAGTTTCTATAATTTTTGATTTTGCTTGTTTTTGTTCTTCTGATAATGTTATTGAAAATTTAATATCAGTTTTAGGTGGAGTTTTTTCCCGATTTTGTGTAGCCATAACTAACCTTTTTAATTAAAATAATTTTGTAAGCGTCGATTGTTGCAATGTCATATCCTTCAATGTTTCAATTTTACCTAAACACATTTTTCGTATAGCAAAAAATGTTTCTTTCGGCGGATATGGAGTCATAACTTTTATTTTAATTAATTCTTTATCCGGACCTAAGTCTCGTTCTATATGTACCATTAAAACTAATCGTATAGCTCGAATCCGATCTAATACATCAATAAGACGACCTGCATATCGTATTTCTGCAAACATTTCGTATTTGTGTCTTTCTACTGCCATATTATCATTTTAATATAAATATACAACCAGTAAAAAAGGGTGACCGAAGCCACCCTTTCTCTTTTAATTAGTTAATTCGTTAAATATAAAAGCTAATCGAAGTTAACTATTAAAGCGTGTTAAGACCGTGAACGTATACTTTTCCGTAGAATTCAGGACGAACTACTTTCTTCGCGTAACGTGTCATAACACCTTTACGTGGAGTGAAGTTCACTGGATCGTATACAAGCGGAGTCATAATCAACGGAATATATGGGCTAAATACAGCACCTGTTTCAAGGAACTGTGCACCACGGAATCCCATAAGGATTACATTCTCTAACATGTATGGGTTTTTGTATACTGTATAACGGTTGTTAATTGAACCAATTTTTTGAACACCAGCAGCAAATTCCATTTTAGTTCCATCTGTATCTGCAGCAAATCCTGGGATAGACTCAAGGATAGTTGCAACTGCAGGAGAAGTTACTAAGAAGTTAGCACCACCACGTAATGTTTTTTGGTGAATTTTATTAGATACTTTTTGAAGTTTGGTACCTAAAGTTTGGAACCAACCACCTTGAGTGTTATAGAAACCATCACCAGCTAAACCAGGTGTTCCTGCGCCTACTTGAGTGAATCCAGTTCCATTCCAGATGTTGTTGTTTAATGCTGACCAATACTCAGTTGTTGGAGCTGCTGAAATCAACATATCAAGGATTTCAAGATCGATTTCCATTGATACATATTCAGACAACATTGAAGTCAATTCAGCTTCGGCATCAATTGAGTGGTATGCATTTAAATCTTGAGCAAATTCAGGTGTCCAAACTGCTTTCAACTTACGTGTTTTAGCAACGATTGGTTCTGATTGCATTTCAAGGTTAATTTCTGGGATATCGATATCCGTACCATCATCAATACCTGTATTAGTTCCAGATCCTTTGAATGGATTTTTATCTTCAAAATCACCACGTGTAATATCGGTAGGTTGTTTGCTATAGTTCAAGCTAAAGTTAGATGCACTAATTGCAAGTTGAATAGCAGTAGCTTGAGTGGTTGTTACAACAAATGATGCAGTGTAATTACTGTCAATTGTTGAAAATGCTTGAATTGGGATAATTTCAGTACCAGTTGAACCAGAAGCAAATGTCCATGAACGTACTGCATATAAATCAGCATCAGTTGGAACATTAACGCTAACTAATTTATAGCTAGATAACGCAGTGGTAAAATTACCGTCAAAATTTACAGATCCAGAACCTGGAGCAGATCCTGTTGCCGCATTAGCACTTGACGCTACGGTAGTATAAGGAATTGAATATCCAAAACGACCTGCACCATAAAGACCGCCAGCTGCATCACTACCAGTTGTAGTAACACCAAACATTGAATCTAATGCGTTAGGATTTCCAAATGGATCACCTGTTCTGTTATTATTATCATCATTAAATCCTGGAACTGATGTACCATATTTGAAATCAAGATAGAAAATAAGACCTGATGGCAAATTCATTGGTTGAACTGAAACGAATTCTTTTGCTGCAAATTCAGCAAAAATACGACGTACCAATGGAAGTGCTACACCTGCCCACTCTTCTGAACCAGCTTGTGTACCTGTTCCAGATGATTCTTTTACTAATTGACGTGCTTGGTTTTCAAGCAATTGTGCCATTCCGGCTCTTTCGGTCTCACCACGAAGACCTTCTAATAGACCTGTTCTTTCCCACTTTGCAGATAAAGCTTTTGCATTGTTTCTTTGAACAAAGTCATTTGTTTGAAGTAAGTTTGAAATACTCATCGTTTTTCCTTTGTTTTTGTTTTTTTTTTGTTTTACAATAATCCTGCTAATTTTTTCCATCTGTTAGCTAATTCGAAGCCTTCAGATAAAACTTGTGTTGTTTCCACTCTAGGAGCGGTTGTTGTTGTCGGTCTTGAAGCATAAGATTCTTTAACCACTCGTTTTTTGGTAGGACGTTTAAAACTTTCAGCCAATGTAGCAAAAACTAATTTTGCTTCACGTGTATTTGCTGCCCTATCAAAATTTTCGATAACTTTCATTTTTTGCGGTTCTGATAACTCAAAATTACGGAACAATTTGTTTGTGTAAAGAAGTTTTGCATTAAGTAAATTTACTTCATTGATAACTGATTGAAGATGTTTAACTGTGCGATATGCTTCTTTAAGTTCGTCTTCTTTAGCTGTCAATTCATCTTCCATTGCTTCCATCATTTCATCTTTGTCTTCTTCAGACATAGTGTTTGGATTCATTTTCATTGATGTGTCTGCATCTTCTTCTTCACGCAAAATTGCTTCAATAATTTCTTCTAATGCTGCATCAGACATTTCGTCGCCTTCGGTTGCCATTTCGTCTGAATCGCCCATCATGTCGTCTTCAGTCAATTTTCTTGAACCTTTGCCAATTTTTGAAGAAGTTAATTTTTTATACCCTTCCATAGGCATTCCCATATCATCTTCTTCTTCATCATAGCCTTCCATAGCCATTTCGTCTGATTCTAGATCGCCTTCTAACTCACGTAAGATTGATTCAATATTTAAATCATCGCCTTCGTTGTATTCAGCAGTCATTTCTTCATCAGATACTGGTTGTTCTTCAGCTGGCATTTCTTCTCCACCCATTTCATCACCTGCCATTCCTACTTGAAAAGAATAATCATTACCACCAACTGATGCTGATAATGTATCATCTGTCCAAGTAAAATCATCATCACCCTCTACTTCTGCACCTGCTTCCGCACCCATTGCGTCTGTTTCTGGACCAGCTACAGCACCTGCGTCTGTTGCTACTTCTTCGCCATCAATTTCGTTTTGCAATTCTTTTGCTAACATTGCTTCTACTCTTGGACGAAATGCTTCTTGTAAAGCAATTTTTGCGTTTGCTAAAGCAGTTTCTTTAACAGCTTTTGCATCAGCGATTGCCTCTTTTAGCAAATCTGATTTTGCCATGTTTTCTCCTTAAATTTGTTTTTTTTTTGGAAATAAGATTATTTGAAATCTTAATAGAATATTTTATTTAATATAAACGCTATATAGAACGGATAGCGTATTCATACAATAAATATAGGTATGTTTGAAAAAACAGTAAAAAAGTCCCAACTTTTATGTTAGGACTTTAAATTTTCTTAAATTAATTAAAATTTGTTTTGCAAATCTTGCATTTTTTGACTATACTTAGCCTTCGATATCATGTCTCTACGTTTAACACTAGGTTTAGTAAAAGTACGATTATCTTTAACGTATTCTAATACGCCAGCATCTTTTACTTTACGTTTCCATGTTCTTAATGCAAAACTTAAATCTCGATTTACTACATTTATTGCAGTTGCATTGCCTGGTACAATGCTTTGGTGTTGTTTTTGTTTTTTGTTCATATATAACTATTAAATTTTTCTTTGTGGTTGTTTTGAAGCTTGTTGTTTAACATTAAATCTAAAATGTTTTAGTTCTGGTTTTTGTGCTAAATATCCTTGAAGCTTTTGTGATTCTAATGCTGGATCTTGTCCTAATCGAAAATAAAAATATCCTATTTTGCCTGATGCAGAAATTGTTTTTTTAATTACGGTAAATCCTTTACGTTCAGCCCATTCTTGAATTTCTTTCGCAGTTTGCTGCGCAGTTGCTGGATCGCGAAGTACATATTCAATGCCGCCTCGATAATCTGTTAAATTGTTAACTAGTTGTGCCTCATCTATATCTATTTCTTGAATAGCTTTTTTGCGTGCCATTCTTCGATTTTTTAAATATCGATCTGATTTGGTATTTTGTTTTCCATCATTATCAATATCTGCATCTTCATGTCCAACTGCATCTAAATCTTCAGTAGTCATACCAGGTTTAACTAGTTTAACATTCATCCCTTTTTTTGCCATGGTTTCAGCTTGAGCAGGATCATCGGTTTCGATTTTACCAGTTGCTTCAGTTAACCCAAAAAAATCGCGATACAATTTTTTAAATTTATTCATCATGCACCTATATTATATTAAATTTTTTTATACTATCCAAATTATCCAACTTTAAAATAACGATTTAAACCTTGGCCAATATTTTCATATGCCATGCTTAAACGTTCTTGCAAACGAGCCATTTCCTTTGCAGTGTCTTCAAACATTCTATAATCTTCTTCAAGTCGTTTAAAGTTTTTCTTGTGTGCAATTTCATTAAACCAATCAGCATCTTCTGTAACTATGCGTTGTGCTTTTTCTACAATGTCTCTTACTCGCTCAGACAATTCATGTAAATCTGCCTTTCCATATACAGATTCTCCCATTGCTGTAAAATTTGCTACCGCTTCCGTAAATGCTTGTTTTTCTTCTTTCGATAACGGTTGTTGATGATCACCATTAATGGTTTCAATCAAATATTTAAGTGTGAATTGTTTCATTATATTATCCTACATTTACCATCTTCACATAAAATTGAAGTAATGATTTCGTTTGTTTTTACGTATTTATTTGTTGTTATATTTTTATTTACAGATTCATTCATGTGCGTAGGGCGCATAAAAGCCCCATGGGTTGAAGGATTAGATACGAAGTCCCAACATATCAATTCAAAATCTTCTTGAACTTCTACAGTGCCTTCACTTCGCAATTCTTTAACAGAACCCAATCCGCGCGATGAAATTCCCAAAGTAATTCCTGCTCTAAAAAGTTCTTTAAGAATCTTACCAGATGGTGTATCTAAAACTTGTACAGCTCCGTGCAAGTCATCGCCTTTCCACCAAATTCTTAAAACATTGTGAGAAACATTGTTTAAGTTTACAACAGATGATTCTGGATGATCTAATTCCCCCAATGCTCTATGTTGATTAATATATTCGGTTTGATAGCGTTGACATTCTCTTTCTAAAATATGTTTTGGATATATTCTACCATTTTGATTTTTAGAACCAGCTCGTTGCAAAACACCTTGTACAACAAATCCTCCTGGTATTCCATATGTTGCACCATTTGATTCAGTTAATGAACCAACAGGTTTAAATGGAATATATTCTACTATTAGTTGTTTTGACATTTTATTCTCCTAATGCTCTCACGCGCTCTGATATTTTAATTAATCTTTCTGAAATTTTTGATAATGCCGATTCTACTGCAGAACCATATCCGTTACGAGCAACTCCAGATTCTGTTTTTAATTTAGATGCATAATTTACAGTGCGCTCAATTTCTTGTAATTGTCGTGCTACTTCTTTTATTGTATGTTTTATTTTTTGTTCAGGTGTTGATTTTGCATCTCCCGTTGAATATGCTCGATATGATTCAATAAGTTGTTCATACTTAGTATCCATCATTTCAAAAACAGATGTTTTATTATTAGATGTGCGACGTGGTTTATTTGGCATATGTTTTGATGGATATTCATATGAATTATTATGCCAATCTTTATCATCATCACTAAATGGAAATTTATCATTCATTACTTCTTCTTCTGATTCCGGATGTTGATATGTATCATCTTTCCAACGAAATGAAGGCGGAGTATTTACAGATTCATATGTTTTATCTTTATTTTTCCACTTTCCTGGTTTAGCAAATGCAGCGGGTATATTATATCCAGCTACGCCACCAGTTGCAGATATTTCATCTAATTCTTCTTCATTAGTTACATCTTGTGCATCCAAATCGATTGAATCATCTAATTCAATAAATTTTGATTCAATTTCTTTTAAAAATGATTTCATTAATGAACTCCTTTTAATTCTTTAATTAAATCAAAATATCGCAATAAAGAAAGTACATGTGATTCTTTAATTGATTTCATATTTTCTACAGTGCATAACATTTCAGAAAGTTTTTTAACTTTAATTTTTGTAGCTTTATCTGTAATCAAATTTGATTGTTCAGCCAATTGTTTTTTAATTGACGGAATAATTTTTTCTATATATTCGCGCAACGCAACCGTATCATTTACATTGGTAATATACTTGTTTAAAAGTTGTTTTTGTGATTCATCTAATCCAGAATATTTTTCATTAAACTTATCAACAAGCAATTTATACGTTATTAATCGTACATCTTTTGGTTGTGATTCAAACTGTTCAATAATTGGATCTTTATATTCTTTTTTTCGTTCTGCAATTAAGGTATTATGTATAATAGCATTTTTGCATTCCATAATTTGTTTTGGATTATCGGTTTCATCATATTCAAACAACATGGAAACTGATGCTAATGTTTTATAATTAGAAATATGAATTTTTGCCATATTTTCAAAAACAAATTTGTCTGAAATTTCTTTTACTAAATTATATTTTTGTCGTTTTAATATGCTCTGATTTAATTTACTATGAGTATTTTTTATACTACGTATATAATCTAATGCTTGTGCTTCACTTTTAAACTGATGTTCTTTTAGTAATGCATTATATAATTGCAATTCTTTTGATAATTCCGTATTTTTACCAAAGTATTTTTTGATAATATCAACAGTTATTGTTTTATCAGAAGACAATGTTTCAGAAGTCAATTTTCGAACCAAAATCTCAAAAAGAAGACCGGTATTTTTATATTTCGAATGTTTGAGCTTTTTCATTAGTCCTTTTCAGTATTCGTTTTTTTAATAAATATGTTTAGTTTTATAAAATATTAGTTTCGTCCAACATAGTACCAGAATCTGAATTATCATCAATTGATTTAGATTTCAATGATTCTATTAATATTTTGGGTGATTTTGTTTTTAAATATTTTAAAATATCATGATTTTCTGCTGCAATGTTATTAACTGTTTTTGTTTTTACAAATGCCGGGTCTGGTTGGAATGCTGTTTTTTGATTTTCTGGACGAAATGCTTGATCTAATTCCTTTTTACCCGTAGGATCCCATCCAAATTCATTTTTATGTTGTCCAAATTTGATTCCTTCTTTTGGACGACCTCCTTGATCTTTTTCTTCTACCTCATCAGATGACATATGAATTGATGCTAAATCGTGTGGCGTGCCAAATGATACACCCGTTACAGCTGGATCATTTCCTTCTTGTTCAATTTGATTTTGACGGAATCTCAATTTAAGATCTTCAATAACATTGGTTCTTTCTTGCAACCATTGATCTTCTGACATATTAAATATAAACTCATATATGTATTTATCTGAAACTAATTTTGAATCTTTCATTGCAGTTGCAAGTGTCATCTTTTCAGTCATTAACGCAACTTTTTGTTGATCGTAAATAATTGATGGTGCTGTTAATTCTAATTCAAACCCAACTAAATCTTCACCTTCAAAACCTTGTGTATATAAATGTACAATTGCAATTTTATATAATTCCGATGTTACTATTTTTTGAATACGTTCAATTGTTCTAGCAAAACGAATATCCATTGATGCTAATGTTGTTTTGCCTTCTACTGCTTCTGCATATCCTAAAAATGGTTTAGGAATTTTAAGTGCAGCCATCATCTTATCTTTAATATAAGTAATATCATCCATTCCGGTAAAAGTCATACCAGGTAATGTATCAATTGCAGTAGTTGAATTGCCTCCGCGAACTGGTAAATAATAATCTTCTAACATGTTATTAAGATTAAATTTTAAATTGTAATTTCCAGTTTGTGGATCTACGTGTGGAATTTTTTTCATCTTATTGATAATTTGTTCCATAAATGTATCTACTTCATTTGGCGGAATATTACCAATATCAATTTTAAAAATACGTTTTTCTGGAGCTCTCATGATGCGATGAATTAACATTGCATCCTCCATCATCATAAGTTTTTGAAATTCTTTTCGTGCACCTTCTAACATAGATCTACCATATGGTAAAAAATTAGAATCCGATAACATACGAAAATGTGCTATTTCGTATACATCATATGTTGCTTGTTGATTTGCAACATGTTTAAATGAAATTTTATATTGGCCAGTTGCTTCATCATATTCTTCCCAACGTTCAATTTCATAACTAGAAAATGGTCTTGCATTGATAATTCCAATTTCATCAGCAATATCCAATTTCAAAAAGAAATCTCCATATTTTGTCATGTTACGAATCCAAGTCCATAGATTGAATTCAATATTCAAAATATCATAAAATAAATTATAAAGAATTTTTTGTATTTTAGTATTGTTCGTTTTAATAGTTAAAATATCTCCAAATTGATCTGCTAATGTAGATTCATCTGAATATATATCTAATGCCGAACTAATTATCGGATCGCGATCCATCATTTCATAATCAGCATAAAGCTGCATACGATTTTGATGCATATAATAGTTAGAATCATATCCACCCATACCTCCTACACGATGTTTGTTTGCACCATGCAATCTAGTATATCTATCAGCTACTTTAGTTTGATTTAAATTACCAACAGATTGCAATCTATTAGTATCTACTATCTTAAGTTTATCTTTACCGTATGCACGAACAATCACGTTCGTAGCAAAAAGATTTTGTAATCGTTTTCTTAATGTTGGCATATTTTTAACTATTTTAATATAAATATAACTAGTTGTAGAACTGCGATGTTAACGTATCAACCACGTTAAATCTTCATCATTGTGACCATTATTCCAAGTCCATCCATCAGCTGAATTTGAAGGTCGACCTGTATATATTTTAGTTTCTGTTTTTTGAAATTGTGAAAGTGCACGTTTATGCAATTCAATTCCTTGTTGTCGCAATTTAAGCGATGTATCTCGTAACCATAATCCAATACAAAATGCCATAACGAGGTCATCATTATATCCACCTTGTGATTGTGCTTTACCATTTAACCAAACAAATACAAATAATTCTTGTATTAATCGTTTAGAACGAATTACCGGAGTTCGTTCTCGCATATACATTTCAAGTGCTGATATCATTAATGGACGTGTACGTGAGGTTGTAGATACGCCAGGGACCATTTGAGTCTTATCCTTCATATCATAACCTTTTTTAAGTTGTACATCTATATCAACATATCCATCATCTTTATATGTATAAAATAAATTTTCATATCCTCGGTCTAACGCCGGTTGTATTGCTGCCCAACCAATATTGGCATTTTCAATTGCTAGTAATGCATTGTTCCATTCTGTTGCAACTGACACAAGCATATTACCAAAATCCTTAGGTGGCATTTTTCCTTTGTATTCGGCAACTTGCGATACATTTTCTACATCGATAACATGAAAAGTAGACCAGTCAGCACCATCACCTCGAGCGACGTCAGCTACTACTATATAATTTTTTTCATAGTTTGGATATTCCCAAATCCAATAGCCGTTATCAAAGCCTCTACGTTCAATTGGTTCGCTACATTTATTTTCATAATCTAGCAGTATAGCCCCATCTATTACAGTATGACCAGATGAAATAAAGTCGCAATCACATTCTTGTGCTGCACCTCGTTCTCCTAACAATTGAGTTTGTTCATCTCGCCATTGCTGATCGCGGTCTGGGTGTACGGTCCAATGTAGTTTAATTGTATGAAATCCATTAATTTCTTGCTCAGCTTCTGACCATACCGAATGAAACCAATTACCAACACCATTTGGTGTAGACAATACGATAGCACCACCACCCGTTGATAATGTTGCTTGCGATGCTATCCAAATTTCTTCAATGTTTCGAATGAATGCGGCCTCATCTATAATTAGCAACGATAATGCTTCTGAACGTGCTCCTGTGGTTGCGGATGAAACTGCTTTAATTTGTGAGCCATTTTTAAATTTTAAGGAAAGCTTATTATCTGCTTCAATATTTCCTTTTAACCAACTAGGTAAATTGTCATGCATTACCCGTACTTTTGTTACTAAGTTTTTTGCTACTTCTTGAGTTGTTGCAATAACAAGTACGTTAAAATCTTCTTTGAATAACATGCTCCAAAGAGCAAAGCCAGCTGATAATGTTGATATACCTAACTGACGAGACTTTAATATTACATTGTAACGATTATCTCGTAATTCAGTTAATGTATCTTCCTGGAAAGGATATAAATTAAATTTAATCTTACCACGTTTAGGATGTTGTATATAACAATATTGTCGCATAAAAAAAACAGGATCTTTAGCACACATCGTGTACTGCTGTTGTATAATCTGTTTTATATTTTGTGACATATTATTTTAAGATTTCATTGATTAATATTCCAGATCCTAATGTTGTAAGTATTCCTGCAGTAAACCATAATCCCTTTGCTTCATACCATTTTGGTTTAAGATATCGTTCTCTACGAATATATATTTCTACGTTTTCTTGCAATAGAGCAATTTGTTGATCTTTGTAACGTAATTGCAATGAATCTAATTTAATTAATTCGTCATGCTGTTTTGATAATGTAATATACTTATCAATCAATGCATTGTTAATTGAATCTAATGCATATAATGAATCTAATGTATATGAAATATCAACAATTTCTTGTTGCGTAAAACACGTATCAGGTTTTGTTTGTGTTAATGCAAATACCGGGAATAACAATATAACTAATAACTGTTTCATATTATTTTCTTGATTTACGTCCCCGACGTGTTTTGTTTAAAATATTTTGTTTTGCTTCTTCTACAGGTTTTTCTTCTACTTGTAGTTCTTCTTTAGCTGTTTGCAATTCTTCAATTTCTGTTTTAGTTTCTTGAATTTCTTCTTTTATTTCAACACGCTGTTCTTCAATAACTTCAGTTTTGCCTTGAAGTTGATCAATTTGTTGATTATTATCATCAATTTTTTTATCTAATTTTGTAACTTTCTTTTTATTGAGTTTATCGCTTACAAAAATAGCAGCAATGATTGCTAAAATTACTCCGGCAATTATTGCCCAATATTTTTTAATTGTTTTCATCTGATTCTCCATTTAATCGTTTTATAAAATTTTCTTTGAATTTATCCCATTCTTTTTGTATTGTATTTTCAAATTCCTCAGGCGTCATTTTTGCTGACCAAGTTTCTGTAACGCCTTCACTATTACTTACAAATTTCATTGATTCGGTATATGCTTGTTTTAAGAGTTCAACATCTCGTTCTGCATCACGTAACCATGCTAATGCATTTTCATGAATTTTATTGCGTTCGTATTCTTCATATGTTCCGGTATTTTTTAATTCATGTTCCATTTCAATTACACAATCAAAACACATACCATGAATCTTTCTCATTTGTTGATCTAAATGATGCGTACCAACACATGTGCATACGTCTTTTCTACAATTAGGAAATGCACGTAATTCATCTCTTATAGATTGAAAAATATCTGAATTTTTTGTTTTACGAATTCGAAAACCTTCACGCTGTTCTACAACATATACGTTTCCACTTGCATCAGTTTCTTCCCAAACATCACCAACTTCTCGATGTTCTGATTTGTTTTTTGCATCAGAAAACCCTACAGTTTTTTTGGTTTGAAACTTATGAGTGCCGTCCAACATTTGTTGAACAGCTTTAATGTTTTGTAACTTTTTTGACATGTAACTTTATTTTTTATTTGTATGTTCTTGACCAAACTTTGCTAATTTTTTTGTAGTTGCAATTTTTATCATTTTATAAGTATTTGTAATATCAGCTGGGTCTAAATCTTTTGTAGCTAAATTAAGAACTTTTAATATATCTTTAACTTTAGCTATATTTCCATCTCGTTTATTTAAATGTTTAACAAATCGATCAACATCTAATGCTTGTTTTGTTTCTGGAGAAATTTCTTTTTCTGCTTCTTTTTCTGCATCTGGCTTAGCGGCAGCATCAGGTGCTGTAGCTTCTGGCGCTGGTGGTGCCGGTGTTGGAGCAGGTGGAGGTGTAGCAGGAGCTCCTGCAGGAGCAGGTGCGTCAGGTGCTGGTGCGTCTGCAGGCGGAGCATTCGGTGCTGGTGCTTCTGGCGCTGGCGCTTCAGGTGCTGGTGCTTCAGGTGCATCAGCTGGAGCAGGTTCGCCTTGCTCTTTTATTATTTTTGCAATTTTTCTGCGAACATATTCTCTAACTAATCGTTCGTGTTGTTCGCGAGTCAAATTTTCAATTTTATCTTGTAATACATCTGCTGTTTCTTTTTCTTCAGTATCTTGTCGTTTTTTTAATCGTTTAGCAGCAGTCTTTGGATCATAATCGCCATCTTCAATATCTTTATATAAACGATCATCATCATTATATGTTGGATACATTTTACCGTCATCTTGCATTTGTTTGTCTCGCTTACGCAAAACATTATGTTGCATATCTCCAGTAGTTTTAGGATTCATTCCGCCTTTTTTATCATCTGCGGTATAATCTTTAAGATCTTTTCTTAGTTTTGGTTTTTGAGACTTCTCAAAATCTTTCGGTGTTTTATACTTGCTTTTATGTCGTTCAGCCATAATTCTTTCCAATTTTAATATAAATATATCATCGTGCGTATTTCAATACTCCTAGTATCTGATTAACAGGTGCAAATGCTCCGGTAAGCTTGTATGTATTTCCGCCATATGTAAATACAACACCCTCCGAAGGAACAATTTGATCAAATCCACCTAATCGTTCAATGCGTTTAAGTTCTAATTCTAATTTTGCAACGGTTGATGGATTTGGATTGGTTTGCAATTCTCTAATAAGTTCAGCTAATTCTTGTTTAATTGTTTGTACTGTTTTTGATGGATTTGCTGCTAAGAAATTTTCTGCATTTTTTAATGCTACTGCTCCTAACCGTAAAAATAACGTTTCAAACGGTTCCATGTTTTGTTTGTAATATCGTTTGAATTCATTTTTGTCAAATTCTTGAACCCAATTTAAGAATTCTGGATTTGTAATTTGTTTTTTAAGTGTGGTTATACTTTCCGACTTATCAAAGAACGCCCAACGATTTATTAATGCATTTAACACATTTTCTGGAATTTCATATCCCATTTTATCAGCTTGTGTTTTAATAACATCTTGCCACCACGCTTTATGATACTCAGCTATTTGATCTGTTTCTTTTAAACCGAACTTAGATCTAAGTTGATCAATTTCATTAAAGAATGCAGCTTGTTGATCTTCAAAATTAGATATTTTACCAATTTTAATTTTTTGAGGTGGAATAAATGAAAATGTTTTTTGCATATGTGCATTTGCATCTTGAATAATTTGTTGAACCATTGCACCACCGGTTAAATCTGTTTCGACTATATTGCCTTGTTCATCATATTCAACTAAATTATGAAATTGCAAATGTGCTTTATCATATGATATAACATTTTTAGTTGCAGGATAAATAATTTCCATGTTTGCAAATACTCGACCATTTTTAAATATTTGTGCTAATCTATCTGCAGGTATACGTTGCAATGATTCTGTTAAATCTTCAGCACAAGCTTGATATGCATCTACTACTCGTTGATAATTTACTCCCGCTTCAGCTCCTTTTTCTGCTATAGCTTTTTGTTGTTTGCGTTGGAAATCAGCAATTAATTCTGCAGGAGTCATTGGATTAATAATAGTTCCTTTGCCGCGAGCAAATCCGGGTTGACCATTTTTCCAAGTAACTTGAATGTTTTGACCATCGGTTTTTTCTGTAACTGCAGCTTCAATATCTAAACGCCCTTCTAATGCACGAGATACTATTTCTTTCATATCATTAAAAGTTAATCCATGATCATCCCATGGGTGTGCCATATGTCCAGCTGCGCCACCTTCCATTAATTTTGCACCATATACAGTTTTTGGAAATTTATCAAAATCATATACAAATGATCTATCATCTTGTTTATCTAAAAATTTGTTTAATTTATTGATCTTATTTTTATGTCGACGTGTTTCTGCATTGTTCATTGTAGCAGCAAACATTTCATCAACTTCTTCTTGTAATTGTTTTGCCCACCATTCTTTTGAAAACAATGCTTCTTGTAATCCCGTTGCAATTTGCCATGCATTTTTTACAACTGCATCTTTAAATTGAGGATATGATGCACGAAATGTTTCATAATCTCGATCTGCAATTGATTGTCGTACCGTAGTTGCTGATATCGGCATTCCGTTTGCATATGTTTCTGGATCTACATCAATACTTAATTCTGTTGCATCAATTCCCATTGGAATTTTACGTCCTTTTTTGTCACCAATCGTTGCATATTTATCTACATTGGGTACAAAAGCTTTTGCTCTAACATAATCATCTCCTTTGGTAGATGCTGCCATTGCATAACGTCCTTTTGCATCAGATGGCAAATCAAACAAATATTCGTATGCTGCAACAATTGGTGAATTGTGTTGTGTAGGTTGAATAATGATATCAGGATTATCATTAAGTAAATTAAACATTTCAATGCTTTGTTCTCTAGTAATACCGTCTCTAGAATTTGGTCCAATTAATATTATTACTCGACCTACTTGCGGAGATTCTGCATATCGTTGTGCTAATGCTAAATGAGCTCCTGTTAATGGTTTAAATCCACCGGGAAATAAAACTGTTATTTTATTCATTATGTTCCGTTTTATATAAATATTATGATACCGGATTCGTTGGTGCAATTATACTTCCGCCTACCGTTCTACTTGTTCTAAATACAAAGTTTTTTAATTTTAACGTGCCACTTAATGCTGCAGTTCCACCGGAGTATACTATAGATGTATGTACTAATACATAATATCCTTGACGATTAGTTAATGTTAAGTCTGATATACTGCCGTACAATCCAGTAACAGCTCCCGATCTTTGTGAATTTTCTGGTACCGTTGTTCCTGCTAAATTAATAGGTGATGTAAATGTGGATCCGCTATTAAAAATACCGTATGATGTAAGTCCCGTATAACTACCAGTTACTGCATTCATTACAGTTGCGTATACATTAAATGATTTATTAGGTAATCCAATATTATCCGTACGGTCAATTTGCCATGTACATGACATTTGCATTCTCGTTTCGCCCGGCAATATGAATACATGAAATGACGGTCCAGATAAAACGGACCCGGTTGTAAATGTCGGTAAAGGAGAACTACCAGATATGTTAGCTAAGTTAAATGTATATTCAGATTGATCGAAATATACAACTCGTCCTATATTCAATCCATCTACAAATTCATTGTTAGAATCAAATAAAACTTCGCCATTTTGCACTGCAAGAAATGATGATGCCGTTACATTTCCTTGTGCTGTTAAGTGGAAACCACTTGCAGAAATTTCAACATTTCCATTAGCACCGCTAATAAAAGTTGATGCAGGATTTCCAAAAAAGAATCTATTCGTACGAACATCTATTTCTGAATTAGCAGTTGCATATCTAAAATAACTTGAAGTATTTGCATAAAGTTCTAATCCAACGCCGCTATATGCTGCGCCGCCTTTTGTTCCTGCACTATTTGGCAGAGCCGAACCAGACCACAGTAAAAATCCAGGAAATCCTGCAGCAAATCCTTCATATCCTAATGATCTAATAAAACCAGAATTAGGATATCCACTAATTGCAACGCCACTATTTAATGAATCAGCAACATATAAAGAACCAGTAAGCATTGAATAATCACCATCAATATATCGATTGCCGCCTTGCCAATTTTTATCATAAACATATGATATTTGTTTGCTTTTTACTCCGGCTACATTGTAATATTCTGTTTTAAATGAAATTTGATTGTCAATTTTATGTGTAGTTTGAATTGGCGTTTTAATTCTTGTATAATTAGGAGAATATCCGGCATCATTATCTGTGGTAACGTGTATATCTGAAACTTGCCATTCTCCTGATTCTACTACTAATAATAATACACCAGTACCATCAAAGTCTGCTTCAAAACTAAATATTTGATCATCAAATCTTTGATTTCCATATGATGTTAATTCGCCAATTCGTTTACCAAATTTTACAGGAAATGATTGATTAAAATAATCGGTAGGATCTTGATAAAAGCTGCTACCAGATAAATATATTGATAATTTTGCAGTAGCTGCAGAAATTGTTGTACCTAATGCATCTAAAGAAATTTTATATGAAGAATCTTTTAAAAAAATTCCTTGATATGATGAACTTATTTGTGCAACCTGTACGGAGTTAGGAGCCGCAATATTAATTGAACTAGAAATTAACATTGCATTTGATAATGACGATGTAATCCATTGCAATGTAGTTGGAGTTATTTCAGACCCATTTTGATATGTATGAGGTTGCCAATATGTATTGATAACGCTTTGAGATGTAAATATTCCAATTGATTGATCTGGAAACAGTGATGATGTACTAGAAATAAAAATTTCCGTATCTTCTAATTCAAAATCATTAACTAATTCCCAAGTACCAACTGTACCTTTATTGTTTGTAAAAACTTTAATGCGTGCAATATCTCCAGTTGCTGGTTGTAAATTTTCAATTTGTATGAGTGCAAATGATTGTGAATTTTCTGTTGGAACGTAAGTTGGCGTTGCTTCATATTTTATAGAAAATGTAGATGCATCAAATGAATCATATGTGTGAATATATACGCTTTGGCTGCTAAATGCTGTATACTCTGTTTCTAATAATGCCAATGATGGCGATAGTACCTTTGATATCTTAGAAACATACGCCGTTGTAGATATAGGATATGTAGCCGTAGGACGAGGATTAATTGGATTTGAAACTGTAATAGTACCGCCAGTCATATCTGCATCAAATTGTCCGCCGGTTATAGAAATTGCTGGTTGTTCATTATACGAAAAATATGTAATCGTGCCGGTACTATAAGTTGGAAATTGTGTGTTATTTGGATATATTCGATCTAATTGTACTCCAATTTGTTCTGAAACTAATACAGTTGGTAATGATTCAAAAATAATTTCAGATTCATTTGCTGTTACTGGATTAACCGGACATGATCGAGTCCACCGTACGTTAGTTCTATTTTGCCAATCTGCAGTAACTTGTTGTCCTTCAATATTTACTGCTTCACCTGTAATAATTACAGTACAATCACCCGGAGATGTTGTATCATAAACATATATTGCTATTACGCGAGATTTGTCTTGATCTAGATAATCTACTACTTCATGATAAATTGGATCGCCATTATAATCTAATATTTCAATTCCTAGTAAACTTCCAACTTTTAAATTTGTTGGATTTCCTTGAAACTTAAATAAATTTTTTCCTGCAGTTAAGCGTACTGGAAATTCTGTTATTTGAAAATAGTCAGGCGAAGTTGGTGATGTGTCTTCAAATAAAACAGGAATTAAATCTAATCCAGAATATATTGCTTCTTTGCGTTTCATCGTGTGAAATATCTTTTATATAAATATTACACATGATTAATCTTGCTAAATCCGTTTGTTTTATTTACTTCAATTAAGTTATCAACCATATCGCGCATAGAATCAACATGCGAAATAATAATTGAGAAATCAAACTTAGTTCGGAAATAATCAAACAAATTTACAACTGATGAAATATGTTCTGCATCTAATGAACCCCAACCTTCGTCGATTGCAATAAAATTAGGACGAGGCAATGCCGAAACATTGATAAGTGCTATTCGAATTGCTAATGACGAAATAAAACGTTCCATACCAGACGTTAATTCCAACGGCCAATAGTTATCTTCATCATAAATGATATATCCGTTAATATTTTTGCCATCAGTATTTAATACCATGTTAAAATCAACAATCTGATTAAGTACATTGTTTATTTCAGATTCAATTTTAGGAACAGCTTTTGAAATTAATTCATATGGAATGCCATCTCGCTTAACTGATTCTAAATAATATCCATATGCTTTGTATTCAGTTTCTAATTGACGATAACGTTCTAATTGTTCTATTGCAGCACCTTTATTTGTTTTTGCAACTTCAATTGCACCAAAGAGTGATTTGATTTGTTCTTGTATGTTTTTTATTTGATCTGTACATGTTGCAATTTGTTGTTTACATTCATTGATTTGCGTATCAACATGTTGATTGTGTGTAATTGCTGTTTCATTTTTACGAAATGATTCTTGTCGTTCTACGGTAGTTTCTAATTCAGATTCTCGAGTTTGTAAATCGCTTTCTAATATTTGTAACTGCAATTCATTTCGTTCTAATGTAATTTTTTTAGTTGCAATAGTATTTTTAAGTTTATTATACTGAGTTTCTAATTCAAATACTGGTTTTAATGATTGTAATTCTGTATTGAGATCTTCAATGCGTTGTTGCAAATCATTTAATATTGTTCTATCCGTTTCAATTGTATTTTGTGCTTCGATTGCATTTTGAACGAAAACGTTAGATGTACAGTATTTGCAGTTTGGATCATATTCGTGAGACTCAAGATGTTTAATTTTTTCTTGTTTTCCATTTACGATTTCCTTTTGTTGTCGATAT